GTTTTCAATCCTGGAAGTACATCCTTATCGGCGAATCGATCCTGAAGAAGTTGTCCTGATAGACGCTGGCCGGCGGCGTGTAATCGGAAATCCACGATGTCAGCCAGAGCGTGTCGTCCAGAGTCGGCGGCGTTTCCAGCGTCAGAATCGAATAGCCCGATCCCGGCACAATCACATACGGGCTGGCCGCCGTCCATGCCCACGAGTCGTTCGGAGCGGTTTCCGCATCGGTCCGGTACGTCACTCGGAACTCGCAGGCCGTGTTCTGGCGGTAGTAGGCGCACGACACGCGGATCCTGTGCAGCGAACGGCCTTTGTAGGCCGACGTGTTGAACCGCAAGCACCCGGCATAGAGCCACACCGACGTGTAGTAGTTACCTCCGGTCGGAACATACTGTCCCCAGCCGGACTGTGCGTAGATATACCCATATCCGTAGCCGTCCCAGGCGTCCGCCTGCAAGGCCGCCCAAGCTCCTGGGTAGACATTCATCATCGGGGGATAGCTCGAAGGATCGGTCAACCTGTTGTATCCGAACTTCAGCCATCGCCCGACAGAAGCGATGTCCACCCAGTTCTGAAAGACCAGATGGCCCGTGGCGCTGTCGTAATTCAGGTGCCCGGTTGCGCTGTCTCTGACAAGATTTCCGTAAGCCATCGCTCAACCCTCGACGACAGGCGTTTCGACCTCGACCCTCGTTTCGCCGCTGACGGACCGCACATGCCCGGTCTCGTCCACGGTCAGTTTGCGCATGTACATGTAAACCTTCTTGTCGCCCGCATGGAAATACCCGATCCGCGAGACGACCCAGAGGTCCAGTCCATTGCCGCCCGTGCCCACCACGAAGCTGGAGCCCTCGGCGGTCTCGTTCCCCTCTGCGGCGGCCCCGATGGTCTGAACGGCGGTCGGCGCGTGGGGGCCGACATGCTTGACCTTCAGGTCCTCGTCGCCGCCGTCATTGACTTCCTCTATCGCTAGCCAGTTGGTGTCCCCCACGAGCTTTTGCTGGAGATAACCGGGCGTCGTGTCGTTGGCCGAAACGCGCACCGTTCCGCCGCCGCCCGCGTCCTGCCATCCCTTGTTGCCCGCGCCATCGGTGCCGTACACCTTGTTCGCGCCAGGTGCGGCCACGTCTCCGTCCAGCTCGATCTTGTGATCCGTGGCGTTCTCGACGATGCTCTTCTGCACCAGGCCGTCGAGATAGTCGGGAGGTCCTCCCGCGTCCGCCCGGACCTGGTACGGCAACGGATACCACGTCTTTGCGCCGGTATCGTCCTGGGTCCCGTAATAGGCCGGGTAATAAGGGATGCCGTCACCTTCCAGTTGAACCTTGTCGTTGTCCACGATCACGGAGCCCGCCGCGCCCACCACCTTGTCCGACAGGTAGCCGGGATTCGCATCCCCGGCACTCGCTTTGACCTTGTGCCGGGCATCTGTGTTGGCGGCCACGTCGGGGTGGTCCCCGACTTCCGCATCGAAATCGGTCACATCTTCGGCCAGATGCACGTGGTCGGCCTCGGCGAAGTCGCTCGCTTTCTTCCCGCTATCCTTGGGCAGGCCGGCCGCGTCGAGGGCCATGAAGTTGTCCGCGGTCCCAGCGATGCCGGCATGGTCGGCGGACGCATTCAGGCCGTGCAGCCTGGCATGCCGCGCGGCGGTGTTGGCCGCGACGTCCGGGTGGCTGCCCACTTCCGCATCGAAATCGGTCACGTCGGCCGCGACATGCGAATGATCCTGGTCCGCTTTCCGGGCCAGTTCATCCGTAATCTTGCTGGCGCTCCACAGATCGGTGAGCCCCGCGCCCTCGTCATCGATCTCACGATGCTTCGCCTCGTCATCGAGGTGCGCCCGGACCTCTTGGGCCGAAGCGTTCTGAACGCCGTTGTCGAGGGTCTCCGCCCGGTCCACGAGTCCGTCGTCGTCCGTGTCGTACACGGACTTGAGCATGTCGCCCGCGCCGCCTCCGCCACCCTCGCACGCCACGGGCGCATCGATCTCGACCCGTGTCTCGCCGGTGATGGAATGCAGACACCCCCGTTCATCGAACAGCGCCTTGCGCACGTACACGTAGAGCTTGTGATCGCCATCATGGAAATATCCCATCCGGGTCTGCTGCCACAGCTCCAGCCCCTTGTCATCCGTGCCGACGGCGAAGCCGGTCGGGTCCGGCTCTTCGGTCCCCTCCGTCTCATCCCCGATGACCTGCGTGGCCGCGGGCAGACGAGGGAACCGGAGAATCTCGCTCAACGGCTCGAACTCGCCCGTCGCGGGGTCCACGACGTAGAGGGTCTCCAGGTTGAGCGCGAGCCGGAAGACGTCCGTTTCGGTTTCGATAATGCGCAGCGCCTCGTTCAACGGGACTTCGTTCGGTTCCGGCTTCGCCCCGTCGTCGCACTGGGTCGGCGGTTCGCCGTCTTCCCTGTCGGCATCGAGGCCGCTCAGCCGCAGCGGACCTCCGGGCGAGGACGCCGGGAAGTACACCACGGCCCAGACCTCGCCCGTGCCGGATTCCTTGTACAGGACTCGCGCCGCCCCGGCCGCCGCGGACGTCAGGTAGCCGGACTCCGATGGAGTCGCCTCGGCGTACTCGTGCGTCTCGTCCGTCACATTCAGGCGCACGGGCGTCACGCCGAACACCATCGCCCGTCCTGTGCCGCCCGCCGCAATCGGCTCCTGGAGGATGGCCATCGGACCGGGTTCCTCGGCGGGCGTGGTGACATCGAACGTGGTCCGGGACCGGAACTCCTGCTCGTTGTCGGACGGACCGATGATGACGTTCCCCAGTTCGACCACCGCGAACTGGTCGAGCGCCGACCCGGACTGGTTCCGAACGATGACCACGCCCGAGCGGCTGTCGCGTTGCTTGTACTGGCTCTCGATGCCGAGAGTCCGGCGGCGGTAGTCGGCCGCCGCGTCGATGAAGGCGTTGTAGGCCGACGCCGGGATGCGGAGCGCCTGTCCCCGCCGCACCTTCTTGAGATCGTCGCCGGCCATGCCGCCTCCTCAGATGTTCAGATCGCCGAAGTTCCCGTCCGGGTAGACCTTCTCAATGTAGACCGCCACGGGCTTCTTGATGATCTGGCCATGTTCGGCGTCCACGTCGGGCGCGTACTGCACCCACATGTACTCCCAGCCTTTCTTGGAGATGCCGCTGATCCCGCCCACGGAGATCCCGGTCCGGTTCTGCTGAGCCGCGAACTTGTAGGTGATCTCCCAGTCGTCGTCCGCGTCGTCGCCCCGGCGGGAGCCGGAAGCGCCCAGGAAGAGCACTTCCCCCGCCGCGAAACCCCGGAAACTGCTCGAGTTCACGGTGCCGGTCGTGCGGAACAGGGCCAGGCGGTAGCTGAGCGAGACCGACGCGGCCGATTTGTAGTGCGTTTCCGAGAAGTTGTAGACCGGGATGGCGATGTCCACGCCCTCGATGTTCTCCCCGTCGAACCCGATGGCCCCGCCCAGCTTGTCGGTCGCCGCCGGGCCGTGTCGGCTGATGGTCTGGAGGCTCTGCGTGATGTGCTGGGTGCCGCCGCCGGTGTCGAAGGAGAAGATCGGCTCCGGCGGCTCGACCGGGTCATAATCCGGCGTCTCGTAGCGCGCCACGACCTTCCAGGTGCTGGCGTTGACCCGCTCCGCGACCTCGATGGACTTGCGGGGCATGCCGGAATAGGACGAGGGAATGGCCGCCGCTGCCGCCGACTTGACCTCCGCCTCGTCGGCCGCCTGGCGCACGATATACGGGATCTCGGCCGAGGATTTGCTCGCCACGATCTCCGACCGTCCCTCGAACAGTTCTTCGACTACCGCCGCCATGATCCGCTCCTATTCGAAAACGAGGCCCACACCCTGGTCGAGCTTCTGAGCCATCTTGCGGGTGTTTTTGGCCGTCTCCTCGCTGGCCCGGGCGGTCCGCTCCTCGGCCGCCGTGGGCCCGGCACCCATCCTGTCGGTCGCCTCGGCGGAGAACGTTCCAACCACGTCCACCTTGGCCGCCTCGGCCTGGACGAGATCGCCGATGTCGCCCAGACCGGCCAAGGCGTCTCGGGCCTTCTTGAGGATGTCGTCAGGGCCCTCCCGCGCGCCCGCTTCCTTCTCCGCGCGCTTCCGCTTGGCCGCATCGACGGCGTCGCGCCATTCCTGCCGGGCCTTGGCCAGATCGGCCTCGTTCTCGGCCATGCGCTCGGCATACTCGGCGTCGAGCTGGGCGTGCGTGTCGAGGTTCTCCTGGCCGATTCCGGCCAGCGTCGCCGCGTGCAGCTCACTTGCCCGCTGCCGTTCGGCTTCCCTCTCGGCGGCGCGGCGCTTCTGCTCGTCCGTAATGCGCGAAATCGCGGCCTGCTTCTGCTCCTCGACCATCTGGTTCTCTGCCTGGAGATCGACCGAGTCGTTGAACAGGCTTCTGATCCAGTTCCAGGCCTTCTGGGCCCCGGCCTTGATGTTCTGCCAAGTCTTGGCGAAGAACCCTGTGAATCCCTCCCACAGGCTGGCGAAGAAGTCCACGGTCGCCATCCAGCCAGCCTCCAACGCGTGCCAGACCGTCTCGATCAGGGCCAGCAGGCCGTGCCAGGCGTCGTACCCGATCTTGATGAAGAAGTTGCGGAAATGGAGCCAGACCTTCTCGAGGAAGGTGACGCCGCGCGTCCACTCCATCTTGATCATGAGCCACAGAATCTTCACCGCCAGCGAGATGTCGCCCGCCGCCAGCGCGTCGGCGATGCCGCCGAACGAGGCCAGCGCGTCCTCCTTGAGGACCTTGAACCGCTCGCCCAGCCAGGCCAGCGCCTTGGCCCCGGCCCCCGTCGCGTAGAGGAGCGCCGCGCCGAGCGCGACCACGGCCGCAATGACCAGGCCAACCGGCGATGCCAGGAACGCGATCACCGCCGCCAGAACCTTCAGCACGGCCATGAACGTGGTGACGATTGTGGCCAGGACGCCGAATGCCGTGCCCAGCCCGGAAATGATCGTGCCGAGGACCGTCAGTCCGATGCCGACGGCCACGACCACGGCGGCGACCTTGAGCGCGCTGACGATGAAGCCCTGGTTCTCCCTGACCCATTCGGTGACCGTCTTCGCCGCTCGCACAACCTGTGCCGAGAGGTCTTTCAGCGTCGGGGCCAACGCCGCGCCGACGGCAAAGACCACCATCTTCAGAACCTTCCACAGATCGGCAAGCGCGTCGCCGAATGCATCGGCCGCCGCCGCGTCCTCGGTCCTCATGATCAGCCCGAGCTTGCGGGCATGCTGTTCGTAGGCGTCCAGCGCGGCCGCGCCCCCTTCAAGCATCGGAAGCAACTCCGTGCCCGAGCGGCCGAAGATCGTCATGGCCAGGGCGGCCTTGCGGCTGGGGTCCTCGATCCGGTCCAGGCGGTCGGCCAACTGGCGGAACTGCGCCTCGGGGGAGAGTCCTTCCAAATCCTGGATCGTCAGACCCAGTTCACCCAGTGCGTCGGTTGCCGTGCTCAGCCCGCGACCGGCATCGTAGAGGGTCCGCTGCATCCGGCGGATGCCGTTCTCGAATGACTCGACGCCCGCGCCGGACTGTTCGGCCGCATAACTCAAAGCGCTCAGGGCTTCGACGGAGACGCCCGTGCGCTTGGCCATGTCCCACATCCGGCTGCCCATGTCGGCGAACGTCTTGGCTGCCGCCCCCAAGGGTGCCAGGATCGCGGAACCGAGGGCGATAGTCTTCAGACCGAGGTTACGGATTGAATCGCCGAAGGCCTTCAGCTTCTGTTCGGCCCGGCGCAGGCCGCGCACGAGCTTGCTGTCGTCGGCGAACAGCTCGACAAAAGCGCGTCCGGCTCGGATTCCCTGAACGGTTGTCATCGTTCCTCCTCACAGAAGCCCATTGCGGTCCACCAGGATCGCCAGGGCGACGAGCGCCGCCACGACGACAAGCAGAATGATTGTGACTGCGGTCATCACGGCCGCCTCCACGTGTTCATTCTGGGGATTCCATTCCGCGAGAACATGTTGTACATTGGCCTCATGAATCCGAATCCCGCCATCCAGGTGCGCGAGGCCGCAGACGGCGATCTCCCGCAGGCTGACCGCCTGCTGTGGGATGTGCTGTGGTGTCCCGTTGGCCTTGCGCGGGACATCCGGGAACGCTTCAAGCTGCCGGGGCGCGAGATCATGTTTGTGGCGGTTGCCTCGCGGGGCGTCGTCGGTGCTATCGTGGGTCAAGTGGTGTCTGATGGGGAGATGGAGATACGCCATCTGGCCGTTGCGGAAGATTGCCAGCACAAGGGTGTGGGCAGCGCGCTGATTGCGCGACTGCTTGACCAATGCCGCGAGTCGGGAGTCAAAACCGTCTGCACGCACGCGCGGAACACCTCGCAGGCGTTCTTCGAGCGACACGGGTTCGCCGTCATTCCGGGAGAGACATTGACCCACCCGGATTTCGCGCGGCATGGCATCTCCTTCCTGAAGATGCGACTTTGCCTCGATGTAGCGGCTTCTGATCGTCACGGATGATCCTCCCCATCGACAGGCAGCGCGTACCAGCCCTCGGGCAAGTCCATCCGGCCCTCGACGGCCTGGCCCTCGGCGTTCTTGACCCAGACCTTGGCGTTCTTCACCGTCTCGCGCAGGCGCACCGGCGTGCCGTGCGGCACGTAGACCGTGCGCACGCAGCCGGTCAGGAGCACGAAGGGCAGGAGGAACGGGATCAGTCGCTTCAAGAACCTCATGGCTTGCCCCAGTGCTTGCGAATCCTGTCGCGCAGCCGGTCTCGCGTCTGTCGGTCGGGATCGGCGCTCCCCGCCGTAGGCCGCGATTGCCTCGCGGCCCACGGCAGGAGCGCCTGGAACAGGGCGGTCAGAATGGCGACGAGCCATTTCACCCCGCCGCCTCCGCAGGCGCGTGGCCATCCAGGTTGCCGGACGCCTCCAACTCGGCGTGGACGATCTGGATGCCCTCACGCAGTTCCTGCTTCGTCTTTGCGTCGGCAGGTGTGCCCCGCGCCTCTTCGTAAACCTTGAGCACGTAGTTCAGCGCCGCATTCAGGCGGTGGAACGACTTGTTCGGCGTGTCGTCGGGGATCTCCTTCTCGGCCCACTTGACGGCCGCGATGATCGTTCCTTCGAAGGCCTGCCAGGCGGGCTTCGCGGCGTACAGCCGGTTGAGCAGCCAGAGCAGAGCGCCCGCCATCACCGTGATTCCGGCGGGGCTGTTCACCACATCCCACGCCACTTGCAGAAACGCAGTCCAGTTCATCTTCTCATCCTTTCCGGCCCGTGAAGGCCTCTTTCATCTCTAATATCGATTCATCGTTCACGATCACCCGCTCCCGCCGGTCCTGGCGGGCATACGGGTCGAAGTCCGCCGGTCTGAACGGCCGCGTCCGCTTCGGGTCGCGGTTGGCGTTGGCGATCAGCGCGCAGAGGAGCGACGTGTGCGCCCACCGCTCGCGCCCCAGACCCTCGGCCATCCAGAGAAGCTGTCGTAGCGTCAGGGGACATGGGTTGACGCCGACACTTCCGGCGATGCGCCAGATGTCTTCCCACGGGTCATGGCCTCCCGGATCGTCGCGTCGATGTCGAGCGCATCGATCCGCGTCTCCACCGCCGCCACGGCCGCCTCGATCAGGGCCATCTGCTTGGCGACCGCCTTGGCCCGGTCGCTGCGGCCGCGCGACCGGAAAAAAGCGATTAGCTCCTCGTAGAAGGCCTTCTGCGCTGCGAGCAGCGTCTGGCCGTCGAAGCTGGAGCGCACGTCCTCATCGGTGACCTTATGAGCCTCGAACTGCCCGTCGAGCATGGCGCAGAGCACCTCGCCCAGGAGCATCTCGTCGGTCCCGATCCGCGTCAGCAGCGGCGGGTCGCCCGCCTCCGGCTGAAGCAGGTCGATGTCCAGCTTCGCCTTGACCTTCATGGCCGTGCCCAAGGTCAGTGAGAGCGTCCAGGTCCGTCCGGCGGCATCCGTGAATGTCTTCATGGCGGTCAGCTCCCAGTCCAGCTACGGAACACCGCGAGCTTGGCCGTGACGCTCACCGTGATGGCCTCCTCCAATGCCTCGTTCCGGCTGAACGAGGTGATGGCGAAGTCGCCGTCCGGCCCCTGGCCGCCCGCCTTGTCCAGAATCTTTAGCGCGATCATGCCCGCCGTAAGGAAGGCGTTCTTGATGGCCGTGAAACCGGCGTCGGTGGGGTCCCACACCATCTCGAACTCGCAGGTGCACTCCCGCAGCGTGGGCGCGGTCGCCCGCCAGCCCGAGTTGGCGCGGGTGGTGACGTCGGCTTCGCCCGCCTCGAGGGTGAGCGTCACGTCCTTGACGTTGCCCATCTCGGTGGCTGCGGAGCTGCCCGCCGCGCCGTAGTACAGCTTGGCGTTCATGCCCAATGCGAATTCAGTTGCCATGTCTCGTTCTCCTTATTTGACGCTGTCCCGCCACATCGCGGGCAGCTTCGGTTGTTCCTGCGCGAACGCGGGGCCCATGTAGGGCCGCGCTCGGTACGTCGCCCGCTCGCGCTTGTCCCGGCGCACGAGCGTCGTCTGCCCGCCATGCTCCAGGAGCGACGGGGCTTGGCCGTGTCCGCGCCGGTCCAGTCGCGTCGGCCCGATTACCACGCTGCGCTGGCCCGGGTCATAGCCGAAGAAGATGAACTTCTTCAGCAGCCCCGTGTGCGAGCTTGGCGGCGATCCGGGAGGCGATGCCTTCCTGCGGTTGCGGATGCTCCCCTTAGCCGTGCGCCGCACGAACGCGCCGAACTTCGACAGAACCTTACGCGTGGCGGAGTCCACCCGCGAGATTACCGCCTGGCGGTCGAAGAAGAGCTGCTTGATCTCGAACCCAACGTTCATCCGACGCTCCTGTAGGTCACGGTCAGCACGCTGGTGAAGGTCCGCTGCTCGGCCAGATGCTCCGGCGCATAGACGGGATCGTTCTGCGTCCGCACCCACGCCGCGTGCGGCGCGGCGGACAGCGGACGCCGCCGCAGATAATCCGCGATGGCGTCCATCAGGCCGCAGAGCGTGGCCACTTCGGTGTCCAGGTCCTTGCCGAGCTTCTTCTGCACGCCGATGTCGATCTGGAAGTCGAACTGGCCGACCGACCGCGTCGAGCCGCTGATCTCGACCGCCTTGGGCACCACCGACACCTTCAGCTCCGCCAGGTCGGACAGTTCGAACTCCGGCAACACCCGCCGAACGGCGGTGAAGGCCGGGTCGAATGTCCCCGCCGGTGCGGCGTTGAGTTCGCCCGCGACGGCGTCTGCGATGGCGGTGATCCGTGCCATGGGTTAGTCCAGTTCCGCGAGCAACGCATCGGAGGCATGCCGGGCCTGCGTGAGGCCATCGGCGCGGCGCGTCAGTTGCTGTTGCATCTGGCCGACCACCGAGGCGACGGTCTGGGCGTCACCGGCTTCCAGTTTGGCCAGCGTCTCCTGCATCTGGGTCTTCTGCCGGTCCAGCACGGTCAACTGCACCGCCAGCCGGTCCTTGAACTGGCCGACGATTTCGGCCTTGGTCGCGGCGTCGTTGACCGAGAGCTTGTCCCGGACCCGCGTCACCTCGTCCAACTCGGCCTGCTGCTTGTCGCGCAGGGCTTTCACGTGCTCCTTCGTCAGGAGCCGCCCGGCGGCGTCCTTCACGGCCTTGACCGGTCCGTTGCCGTCGTCCACCGTCACGATCTTCGTCTCGCTGCTGCCGTTCATGTCCGCATCCTTTCGTTGTTACGCCGTGATCACCTGCAGACGGCTGCCGCCGTCGAAACTCAACTGGTCGGTCTTGGCCCTGATCTGTTGCAACTCCGCGCGGATCGCGCCGAGCAGATCGGCCGCGGACTGATCGTAGGTCCAACTCCACAGGTAGTTCGACACGTTGTGCATCTGGGACTGGATGTCCGTGAGCGGGCCGAAATCCCATCCCGCGAGGTAATCGCGGACGTTCATGAGCCAATACGCCATGTCTGTGAGCGGACCATACGAGTAGTAGCCGATCAGGCAGTCGCGGATCTGCCACGTGCTGTAGGCGATATCCGTGAGCGGGCCGGACCACCAATAACCGGTCAGGCAGTCGCGGAGGGTGTAGAGGCTGGATGCCGCGTCCATGATCGGACCCCATATCATGCCGGATATGTGATCCCGGACATCCTGCATGCCTGAGGTGAGGTCCACCAGCGGGCCCCAGTAGTTTCCGGAGAGGTAGTTCTCGGAGTTCCACGCCGCGTACCGCAGATCGTCCAGCAGGCTCCAGTTCATGCCCGACAGGCAGTCGGCGAAGTAGGTCAACCGATCCTGCACGTCGGACAGAGTCTTGCCGTCGGAGCCGGCCAGCCCCTGGATGATGCCGTCCACGTCCGCCTGAACGAGGTCGGCGCTCACTGTCGCATTGATCGTTCCGCCGTATGGCATCACCACGTCCCTCCGATGATCGTCACCGCGTCCCCGGGCGTTCCCTTGATGGCGATTTCATGGAGGTTCACGCTCCAGAAGTCGTGCCATTCGCCCGCCACCCACGGCACGTCCGATCCGTCGTCGCCCCGAAAGAAGACCGCCGCGCTGTTGGTCGGCGGACAAGAGACCGTCACCGACGCGACCAGCTTGGGGTCCGAAAGGGGCCGGTAGTCGGCCGTTACCTCGATCCTTCTCATGATCACATTGTTCATTCGCGATTCTCCTTCATCGGACGGCCCAGGCCGTCAGGACGGACGCGAACGCCGTCACCGCCGAGCCGACAATCAGCCAGACGAGCCGGGACTGGCGCTTCGCGTCCTGTTCCAGCCGGTCCAGCCGCATCGCGATGCCGGGCTTGCCATTGCCCCGGATCGCCTCGTCGAGCCGGTCGAGCTTGACGCGGATTTCCGCGAACTCGCGCTCGCACGCGGCTCGGAATTCGCTGCTGATCGTCACATCGCTCATGGTTCCGCCCCGACGTCCTTGGTGTGGATGCGGCAGGTCCGGCGGTACGGATCGCTCCATCGCCAGCAGCCCTCGCCGCCCAAATTCATGACCTCATATCGCCGCCCGTTGGCCGCGATCACGTCGCCCGGTTCCGGGACGAGTCCCAACTCGTCGGCCAGGATCAGGAAATCCCAGGCCTGGGCGTCGACCGTCAGGCCCGACTCGTCGGCGACCTGGAATCGGGTTCTCCCGTAGGTCGCGTGGACGCTCTTCACGTCCGGCGGCCTGCGGTACTCGACCGGGCTGGAGCAGTGCGACGTGCGCATCTGCTCCAGCCACTGCGATCCCTGCTGGAGGAGGTCGGCCACGGTCGGTCTCCGCTATTGACTCAAGCGCACCCGCACGACGGCGTCCGCGTCGGCCGCTGCGTTCACGGTCTTGCCGATTTCCTTGTGCGCGCCCGCCTCGCTGTCGGCCTTGGCGACCTGCTCGGCCACGTCCCAGTAGACGCGGGTCCCGGCCGCGATGGCCGTGCCTGCGCCGGTCGCCTTCGGAAAGTCGAAGAGGCCGGTTACGGCCAACGCCCCGAGTTTCCCGGTCGGGATGTCGAGCTTGGCGACTCCCACGAGTTCGCCCTGCACGACCACGTCGCCCGCCTTCACGTCCGCGTCCGGGGTGTAATCCACCGCGTCGCCCGTCTGGATGTATGTCACGCTCATGTCTGATTCCTCCTTGTGGCTTACGCTTCGCCCTTGAACTTGGTCATGCCCCGGTAGTCCTGCTCACGGACGCCGAGATCGAAGTAGACCCGGAACTTGATGCCGAGTGTGTCGAAGTCGGTCTCGCCTTGCTCGACCGTCGGCACGCGGCGGCCCTTCAGGTAGCCGATCTCGAACGTGTCCACGACCGCCGGGTCCGCGAACAAGTACCAGGCCTTGCTCGACGCTCCCGGATAGTTCGCGTTCGAGAGGTAGGGGCTCGTCACGACCTCGATGTCCTCGTCGGCGAGGGCGTTGTAGGTCGGGATGCGAGCCTTGTTGGAACTGCCCGTGGCGAAGAACGTTACCGAGTTCAGCAGCTCCCGAGCGGTCATCTTGAGCGACGTGGGCACCAGCAGGAACTTCGGACTCACGTTGATCGGCTGCCCGTCGGCGTCGGTCTGATCCATGAACATCTGGATCGCCAGCGCCAGGGAGTCGCCGGAGAGCGCCGTGTCCGCGCCGTCCCGCCAGTTCTTGTGGTCCGCGTGGAACAGCGTCTTGCCGTCGCCCTGCACCGGGTTGCCGAGCAGGCGCGTGAAGAAGAGCTGGTCCACCTTCCGCGCGGCCCGCGCGCCCATGCCCTCGGGCACCTTCATGAAGGCGGCCAGATCGTCGTTGTAAATCATCTCGCGGGTGAGCGAGAAGATCTTGCCGAACGTCCCGAGCTGGTTCGTGGCCTTCTCTTCCTTGAGCCCGCCGTGCTTGAGTTCGCCGTCCGGGGCCACCGGCTCCAGGTCGCCCACATCGGTCAGGCGGTAGCGCTCCGACTCCTTGAAGTCGTTCAGTTCGCCCTCGGAGCAGAGCCGCGTCGCCACGATGGCCTGGGCCTCGAAGGCCCGCAGCAGCTTCTTGTTGGCGACATTGTTGAGGATGCCCGGCAGGGACACCGTCGAGAAGGCGGCCCGGATCGTATCGTTTCCGAACGTGCGCGGGACGGTCCGGCCCTCCAGCTCTGCGCACTCGGCCAGCAGCGTCTGGAGGCTGATCTCGCGGTTGGCATAGGCGCTCTCGACGATCTGCTCGCCGTAATCCTTCACGAGCGTCTCCTCGGGAATGCGCGCCCGCAGGCAGAGCGCGGCCTCCAGCGTCTTCAAGTTGAAGCCGGCCCCTTTGTCAGCCCGCGTCACGATGTGGACATCGGCCTGAGGGCGGTTCTCCCGCATCGCCTTCAAGACCTTCTGAGAGGTGTCCTCCACGGTCCAGCCCAGCCGGATCGCGTCGCGCTCGATGCGCGGGAACTCGCCGCCGCAGATTTCCTGGATCGCGGACACGCGCTCGCGCTCGGCGCGGACGGCCGCCTGCGCCTCTTCCTTGGCCTGGATGACGGTCTCGGCCGCCGTCGGCTTGGCCCCGGCGGGCTTGACAGGTTCATCATCCAGCTTCCCATCCGTCTTCGTTTCCGCCTCGTACATCGCCTTGAGGTTCGCGGTTTGATCGTCCGTCAGATCCGCGAGCGCAAAGCCCTTCGCCTCGACCCACTTCTCGAAGTCCATCGTCATGACCTCCATGTTGCTGTTGCCTTCGATGACCGGAATGCGACCGGCCTCCACTTTCGCCGTCGTCGCGTCGTCCGCGCCGAGCGCCACGAAACTCACTTCGCCCAACTTCGCCTGACGGACCATGTAGACCGGCCCGGCAAACTCCTTGCCGTTCGCGGTCGCCGTCTTGCCTTCCGGCACGAAGACGACCTTCTTGACCGCCGCGCCCAGGCTCGCCTGCCAGGGAAAGCCGTTGTCGGACGCGCCGACCACTTCCTGCGCCGCGCTGCCCACGCCGGAGATCACCCCCGTGACCGTGAGCGCGCCGCCGTCCACGCCGACCGCGTCGGTGTGCCCGACGATCCGGGCCGTGTCGTGATCCATGAGGATCGGTCGCGACTTCTTGCCGACGGCCAGCCCGGCCATGTCCACGATCACCGGATACGGCCAGCCTGCGAGCGTCATCGCGCCACCGGTATAGGCGGTCATGTTGAAGCGCCGTAGCGTCTTGCCGTCGGCGGCCGTCGCGCCCTGGAGGCTCACGTCGCCCGCTTCGGCGCGAATGTAGAACCCACCGGGCACGGTCTTGCGTGTCCTATTCATCGTCTTCTTCCTTCTCTGTCTCGTTGCCGGACGCGGACGGAACGGTTTCCGTCTCGGCCAGTCCCAGTTCCCTCATGAGCGCGATTTCCTTCGCGCGCTGGCGCAGTTCACCTTCCCAGTCGAGACCCTGTTTCGCAAACTCGTGCGCGAGGGTGGTCGTGTGGTTCTTGAGCCGCGTCTCCTGCGCGTTGGCTTCTTTGGCCGGGTCCACATGCTCGAAGCCGTCCCAGAACCACTGATGCGGCGGAACGGCGCGGAGCAGATCGAGGTTGCGGACGAGGACGGCGTATTCGCGGAGCCAGGCGGCAAGCACGCGGTCCAGGACGCGCGAGGCCGTGAATGCCTGGTCTACGCGGATGGACTTGAAGTAGGTCTGGTGGTCCAGGCGGCCGGAGGCATAGTTGTAACCCGAGGAGTTGCCCGCCGCGATGTTGAACGGCATGTTCAGGCACCGGGCGATCTCGTTCAAAATCTCCTTCTTGAACTCGGCGTAGGTCGTGGCCGGTTGCATCGGCTCGATCTGGCTCATCTTCCAGCCGCCCGGCATGGTAAGGAGCATGTTGCGCTCGAGCTCGATCAGATCCATCGGCTCGACGCTCTCCGCCTCGCCGTTGGCCGGGGCGTCGGTGTAGAGGATGCCGGCGAAGTCGGCTGCAGCCTCCGCCGCCGAGAGCACGGCCAAGGTAAAGCGACGGAGCTGCGCGAAAAGCGGCAGCGCGGGCGTGATCTCCGGGATGCCGCGATGCTGGCACGGACGGTCCTGGCGGAAGACGTGGATCATCGCCGAGGCCGGTACGGTCGTGAACTCGTCGAAGACCGCCCGGTTCGACCCGCCGGGATGGTCCTTCATCACCCGGTAGGCGAGGGGGTTGCCGAAGTCGTCCAGAACGATGCCGTCCACCTCGTGGTCGTCCGGGATGTGCCGCCACGGACTGGCGATCTGGTCGGCCTCGATGAGGAGAAGATCGATCTGGACCGGGTGCTCCACGAATGGATTGAAGGCCAGAACCCCGAACGCCTCGCCGTCCTGGGATCGCGCCATGCGCATGGTGCGGAGTTTGTCGGGCAGTCCGACGGCCTGCGACCAGAGATGGAACTGGCTTTCGACAGTGCGGTTCAGGATCGGATCGGGAGAAAGCATCTGGAGCCGGGGGCCAGTGCCGACCGTGTCATTGGCGAGCGTGAGGACGATGCCGCGGGCGTAGGAGTTGTTCGCGACCTCGTACCGGGCGCGATTGCGGAGCGTGCGGCGCACTTCGGGACTGGCCGCCGCGTCGGGGGAGAGGGAATCGGCCCGCGCCCAGTGGCGGCGGTTGTTCTCAGTGGTCTCGGCAGAGTCGAACCCGGCCCGAACCCGCCGCCGAGCCAGAGCTCGAACGTCAACGCGCCGCAAGTCGGGCTTCTGGAACCCGCCCAGGCGGACCGGCGTCTTCGTGGCGTTGTCGGCAACCTGCACCATCATGCGCTCCCCGACGGCACGAGTTTCGACATGCGGATACCCATCCCCTTGGATCGGGCCGCCTTCTTGGAGGAAAGATACCGGTCTGCCGCGATCTGGTCGGTCAGCTCGTGCTGTTCCATCTCGACGGAGTCGCCCTTGGCCCGCCTGGGTCCCTTGGCGTTCTCCTCGATGGTCTTGTCGATCTCGTCCGCCATGCAACGGCCTCCGGCATCCGACACTCTGCGCCTCTACAGGGTTATTTGCCGCTCGACCCTCGGATTGCTGTGAAAATCCGGCCCGGGATGACGATTAGTACACCGGTAGTACTTCTGTACCGGAAATCACCCGATTGAGTGCTCGTAGGTGGTGATTTTCCGTCCGCAGTTGCGGCATTTCCGCCGCCGACGGGTGTATCCGCCCGGTACGGCGCGAGTGATGAGGACGGGAAGGTGCTTGCACCCGCATGAAGGGCAGACGATCCCTCGCATCTCGTGTGCGGCGCGTTTCTTGTCGGCTGGCGGGGTGGCGTGTTCCGTCATCGCCGCCTGCCTTTCTGGATCGCCGACAGTTTCATCGGCCCGGCCCTGGTCGGGGACTTGGCGTCCGTGCCCGGCAGAATCGCGCCTTGGATCGAGGCGGCCACGGCGCATCCGACAAGGCAGTCGAGCCAGTGGTTGTCCTGCGCCTCCGGCCGCATGCGCCACTCGTCCACCACGCGGCCGCGCCCCTCGGTCTTCACCCGGTACTCGGCGGTGAGATGCTCGGCCAGGAGCCGGTGCGCCTCGGCGTCCCGGCCGAAGAGCGAGAGACATCCCCGGTCGCCCATCGGGACGGCCAGCCGCGCGTGGACAAAGCTCTTCCAGAAGTTCGAGTCGAAGACCGCGTGTCGGACGGCCCGCTTGCCCTGGACATTCGGGATGCGCCAGTTCAGGCCGACGCGGTCGCCGCGCCTGCGCTTGTACTCGGCGAACGGCATGCTGGCCGCGCCAACGAATCGCCCGTGGCTCGGCAACAGGATCGCCGCGTGCGGACTCTGGCGGCAGAACTGGTAGACCACGTCCGTCGAAGTTCCCCAGTTGGCGTCGACGAGGCACCGGTCCACCCGCATCATCGCGCCGTCATCCCGCCGCCACTCGCGGTTCATGTAGGCGCCCGTGAGGTGTTCCAGTCCGGCATAGATCGCCCCCTCGAGTCCCGTACCCTTGGCAGCGAGTTGCAGCGTCCGCTGCGCGTCCCGGAGCGTAAAGTACGCCCGCCGCTGATCGGGGTAAGCGCCATAGTCCACGACGTACCCGGTGAAATCCTCCTCGAACGCCGCCACGACCCAGAAGAGGAGCTTGCCCTGGACATCGATGAACATCGTGAGGTGGGCGACGCCGACCGGGATCTCGCCGCGTTTCATGCCGTTGAGTTTCCCGGCGATCTGGTCGGCAGTAAGTAGTCCATCGTCTTCGACGTCCTTTTCCGGCAGCGGCTCGTTCTGATACTCTGCGAAGAAGGCCGCCTCGTCCTGGAGCTTGAGGTTCATCGCGTGCTGAATGGCCGATGCCTCGTCGTGGTTGAACCGCTCCGGCCACGCGACCTCCGCGCCCTCGTCGAGCGCCTCACGGTGGGCCTCGTAGAACGCAGTCGCGTCCCGAAGGTCGCCGTGGATGCGCAGCGACTCGGCACGCACCTCAGCATACTTGGCCCAGAGCTTCTCGTTCGTGGGGAACCGGTAGACCATCCGCGTTCGCTCGCCGTTCCACTCGGGGTGCTTGTCGCGGTCGAGGATGTTGTCGGCCATGTCGCCTGGCCGGATGACCGTACAGGGCATGATGCCAGAAATCTTCTTGCCGGGTCCGGCCATCCCGAGGACCGCACCAGCAATGATGCGTTCCCGCGTGGCGCACTGGGAGAGCGACCGCGCCGACTCGTCGGTCTGCGGGTCGTCCAGCACCACGAGCGTGGGGCGTACGGTCCGGCCGTCCGCCCGCTTATACTTCATGCCCCGAATGCGGCCCGTGATCCCGGCGACCTTGATGATCGCCCCGCTGGCCATCGATCCTGGTATGGTCGGGAGCACGACCTCGTTTGCGGTCCAGCCGATGTGCGTCCGCTCGCCCTTGTAGAGCTGGCCCGAGCAGCGGTTGGCGATGCCGTCGAGGCAGCGGATGGGATGCACCACCTCCGGGAAGTCGGCCTCCAGGAGGTCGTTGCCGTCGAGTTCCATCTTGATCGAGTCGAGCATCTCGACGGCGTGGACCTCCGACGCGCCGATCAGGCAGACGAACTCCCGGAGGCCGTACAGCACCGACCAGAGACAGGCGCATTCCGCGATGCTGGTCTTGCCGCTGCCGCGGGGCATGGCGAGCGCGAACAGTCCGCCGTGCAGCACCGCCTGCTCGATGCGGGCGATGACCTTCAGGTGGTCCGGCGACCACGGCAGATGGAACGTCCGGGGGAAGTACGACTGGCAGAAGAGCTGAAAGTCGGTCGCGGCCCTCTCCTTGCGCTCCGGGTCCACCACGGCAGGGAGTACGCCGATGTCCCGCCCGGCTTCCGAGAGCGCGCGATTCCTGGCTGCGGCGCGTTCCTTGATCGCCTCGTACTCAGCGGCTTGGCCCACGGTCTTCCGAGGCGCGTTCCGCTGCTCCACAAGCCACGCCACGTACCGGAACAGGTCTACCCGGCGCCCGTCGCCGATGCGGAACCCGGCCCGCATGCGATGGCGGTAGAGTTGCCGCTCGTCGATGACCGTCCCGAGCGGCGTGGAGTTCAGCAGCCGTGCCAAGTCGGCTGGCTTGAGGTTGCGGGGGTCAATCGCCACGGGCGGCCACCTCCTTGACCAGCCACGCGGCGTAGTGGACGAGGTTGATGGTCCCGTCCGGGTTGACCGGCGCACCCGCGTCCACGTCCCGGCGCAGCGTTTCCGGGGAGATCGTCCGACCGGCGCTCCTGGACAGTAGCCGGGCCAGATCGGCCAGCGGCAGGGCCGTCACTTTCATGCCAGGCTGGGGGATGGAGACATTATCGGACATGGCCGCGCCCCCCAGGCACATTCCGTGCCTGAATGGCCGGTTTTCCGCGCCCCGGCGGCATGAAAAAAGATGCGGAAATCTTCGCTGAAGCCCTTGGCTTCCGCCGCCGGAAATGGCTCACATGAAGGCGCTTGCGCGGAATGGGCCGCGCGGCGGAAACGAAAGGAAGACGACGATGACGAGACGGAAACGGATCGAAGGTAAACGGATTGCGCGCCAGATCGAGCAGACCGCCGCCGAGCGGTACGCCGACCAGCGCCACGATGTGGCGATTCTGATGGACTGCATCCAGATGGAACTCGACGCGCACGCCAGGCGCGCCGCCGCGAAACCGACCGACTGGGGCTTCGTGGGCGACATGGGCCGCATCCGGGAAGCGATGCGCGAGATCCTCCAGGCGCTCCTGATCGGACGGCACGGCTGGAGCGAGACCGAGGCGGCGCGGTTCGTGACCGACCACCTGGAAGCGATGCGCGAGGACCTCAGGCGGTAACGGATTTGGCCGCGGCATGGTGCCGTTGGCCGCAACAAGAGGAGAGACGCGATGAAGAAGTCGGGAACGAAGAACGCGGGCAAGCAGGAAAGGACGGCGAAGGAGTCCAAGGCGAAGAACGGGAAGTCGAAGCCCGGCGCGGCGCGCGAACTGCCGAGCGAGCGGCTGGGCGTGCCACCCACGACCCCGGACGTCGACACGAAGGTCGCCGCCGCTGAGTCCGAGGGCAAGCCGGAGACCGCCGCGCCCGCCGCCGAAGCGAAGACGCGGAAGAAGACGGTGCGCGAGGACCTGACTGCGCCGCAGAGCGAAGCGGCGCGGCAGGCAGGCGGGACGATGTCCGGCCTCGACGCCGCCGCGAAGGTGCTCGCGGACGCGGGCAAACCGCTCAACTGCAAGACCATCGTCGAGCGGGCCGTCGCAAAGGGCTACTGGAAGCGCGGCGGCAAGACCCCGTCCGCGACGGTGTACGCCGCGATCCTCCGGGAAATCCAGAAGGAGGGCGACGCCTCGCGGTTCGTGAAGGCCGAACGCGGCATGTTCAAGATCAAGGCGTAACATCGGACGATCCTTCGGACGGAGCTTCTCGTGCGTGGCGTGGGCGTGCACTCCCCGGATGGCCGCGTCCATGCCTTGCTGCCCCATGTATTCGCCGGAAGCCTGCGCGGCGGCCACGGCGTTGTTCGAGCGCGGCGCGACCTTGACGTTGTACGGCGGGTCGGTGTTCACGAGTTGGATGCGCGCGCCATCCAGGAGCCGGTCCACGTCGGCGTCCTTGCCGGAGTCGCCGCACATGAGCCGATGGTTGCCCAGCACCCAGATG